ATATAGATTCAGCAGTTAGCTCTAAAAGAAAGTCGTTAATATCTCTGAATACTTCAGCGTAAGTATCAGCTATTTGTTCATTATTTGCTGGGTCATAGACCATAACATTATGGTAACTCTAAAATGTCAGTTACGCTTTGGTCTGCCAAATTAAAGTTAGTTGCAATTCTTAATACTTCTTCAGCTACTTCTTCTTCAGAAAGTTCTGGATTAAGTAATTTAACTTTAGTTTCAAGTGAAGCAGCTTGCGCTCTGTGTAGTGATTCAATAACTGTTGCCGATTCTCTGACATCTTGTTGAACTGCATCTTGCCACTCAATACGTGGTCTGATTGGTTTGTACTGCTTACTGAATAATTCAACATCCAATATTTGAAGCTTCTCTAATATCTCTTCTAATGGTTGTGTCCAGTATCTTTGTTTTTTTCCTTGTGTAGTAAATGATTTACGTTCTCTTAATTTAAGTGCAGTTCCAGATTCAGCTCTACCTTCGATATTAATACCAAAAGATTGCGGACTATATCCAGCTGCGGTAACTGCTCTATCGATTAACTCCATAACTGTTGTTTTATGTTGTTCGTGTCTAATCTCGAACTGAACTGGTTGTATTCCTTTATTCTCATTATTTGGGTCTATCTCTAGTCCAGTAAATACTTCAGCATCTATATCAAAAGAAGCGCCACGACCACGACCTCTTCTCTCCAGATATTCAGTAGGTACAATAATTCTGGACTTGCCTAATCTGACATCTCGCATCCATGAAGTATATGCTTCATCGATTGCATCAAATAAACCTTCGATACCATCGAAATCTGACCTACCATATTCATAACCTTTTAATCTTCTAAGTGGTCTTTGATTAGGTACATAAACCGAAGCTAAAGAATCAAATGGCAATTTAATCTCATCTAATAAATCAGCAGTTTCTTCTAATCTATCTAAAGATACTCTTATTCCAATATTTGATTTAGTTCCTTCATAAAGTGCGTGGTGTATATATCCATCTTCGTGATGTTCAATATGTCGATAAAAGTTTTGTCCATCTGGAGATTCGTATTCAGTTACATATCCTACTGCAACTAATTGACCATACATAAACGTTGCAATAGCTCTATCTGGAGATACAACTTGAATTGTAGGATTCTTCATAAACTCTGTATTCCAAACTAAACGTAAAAATACTCCACCTAATGCAGATGATATTTCGCCAGCTTCTAATAATTTATTTTTTAATCCGCATTTTCTAATTAAGTCATCGAACCAGCTTTGTGTGTTCATCTTGTCAGAATCGCTAAAATCTGTATCTTCAATAATAAATTTAGGTGGTTCACTAAATAATAAATCAGCGCTTGTTTGTGCAATATCGCCAGCTAATGGAACGTGTAATTGGTGTCTATCTATTTGTAGTTCTGTTGCGCCTTTACGTGTCCAGAACATATATCTTCTTGGTCGATAATCTTGTGGTACATCAGCATATACTTTTCTAAGTACTGCTGGGTCGCCAGTATGCCATGCGTTATGTTCTTGATAAACTCTAAAAATATGTTTATGGTTCTCTGGCGGATAAGCCGAACCATTTTCTGGTAATCTTAACATTTACTTTTTCTTCTTTTTACTATCAGATTTTTTAGCTTTTTTATAACCTTTTTTGTTATACACTAATCACTCCTACTAATCCAATGTCGCCATATAGCGCCTAAACTTATACAAGCATATCTTAACGCATCTACTGCGTGGTCATTACGTTTTAATGGTTTATCTTCGCCACGTTCTTGCTGCTTGACATCCCAAACATAACTCTCAATTTCTTCTATTAGTTTAGTGCAACTATTGTGAATCAATAGTTTTCTACTACTTAATAAGTTATACACTACTCTAATACCATCTTGAACATTATTGTTTGCTTTTGTAATTCCTAAGTGATTATCTCGCCATAACTGTGTAATAAATGAAGCTGCGGAAGGGTCAACGTATATTCTGCGTATATCATAATCTAATAAAAAGTTTTTAAGTTCTCTGGAGTATTCAGCATCAGATAATTGTTTTTGTCCTTTTGCTGAATCATAATAATATTCTTTACATACGTATAACTTGTCATCTACTCCTTCGCCAATTAATAATGCACAAAATGGATTAGTCGTACCATAGTCAATTCCTACATAGTATTCTTTCATTTTTGGTAAATCTGATACTACGTTGGTATCTCTCTGGAAGGTATCATAAACTGCGCCTTCTGCCATAACCCACTCGCCATTAATAAATCTGCGATACCATAAACTACTAGCTGGTGCATATTCTGCTTTTAAAGCTTCTACGTACTTTGGGTCTAAGGTATGGTTGTCATCTAATTGAAATGCAAAATTCCTAATATCTAATTCATGTTCTCTATCTAAGAAGTTCTTTTTAAGCCAATGGTTTGGACTATCTGGGTTAGTTGTTAAAAATAATTGTGCGTTAGGTACTCTTAAACGTGATAAAAGCATCTGAAAAAATGATTCTGACCATAAGGTTACTTCATCTCCATAAGCGCCAGCAAGTGTTAAACCACGTATTTTTGCTTCAGCTCTCTCATCGTTAGCGCCTACTATATAGATAGTTCGATTTCCTATTTGGATTTCTCCAGAACCAGTACGTGTAATAAAGCTTCCAGAACCATCAAGTAATTCTGATAAGACATCAATTACGTTACGTTTTAAAGTTCTTTCAGTCTTACCTATCATAAGTAAGTTACCTTTAGCGCCATTAGTGCAGAACTCTATCCAGCGGATTAATGAAGATATTGTTTTACCAGAAGATACTGAACCTTGCCAGATATTTATTCTGGCAGTTGAATCTAAAATAGAATCTAACTGTTTACCTTTCTGAAGATTTATCATTTCTTAAATCTTGTATTTGTTGCGCTAGTTCTTTTACTGGGTCATCTTGTGCAGTAGCAACATTACGTTCTGTTCGACCCCACTTATCTGGATATTTACGTTCTAATCTCCACGCAGCAGCAGTCCAGTTCTTTTGTGCAGCTTGACCTATTAATCCAACTAACATAGCTTCTGATTGTGCTTGCGCCTTTTTTACTGTGTCGGTAAATTCAACAAAAATTTCTTCTCTTTTGCGGATTCTTGAACGATTTGACTTAGATACTCTATCTATTTCAGCGTTTCCACGTTTAAGCCACTCATAAATACTATCTCGATGAATACCTACTAAAGCAGCAGTTGTTTCGATGTAATTTCCTGCACGAAGATATTGTGCTATTTCTTCAATTAATTCTTTTGTCAGTTTTGTTGGTCTGCCTGCCATCGTTACGTACTCCTGTTACGTTAACCACTTAATCCTGTTAAGTGTTAGCTATCTGCTACTACCGCTAATCCCATATCTCGCAGAACCTGCTGCGCTTGTGGAATATTGCCGCTTGTTGCATTATATAACATATCTGTCATCATTATGCACGCAGCGTTAAAAAAGTCATTACCAGTTATACCTTTATTGTTTCTTTCCATAATTGGTACATCTCCACTCATAAATATGCCATCGGTAACTGATTCTCTAAAAGCTTTAAACTCTACTTCATCTATACCTTCTTCATAAGCGAAATTAGCAGTTAAAAAAGATATATATATCTGCATAGCTTCTTTTATCTCATCTGGTAAAGCTACTTCGTATTCGTTATTATCTTGCATGTATAACCCAAATCTTCTAGTTCTTTTTTTGTATTCTGTGCGTGTTCTTTACTTTCAACGATTACTTTTACATAACTTGTTTCTTGACCCATTTCATCATCAAAAGTTAATGGTTTGTCGTTAGCGTGTAACATATCCATAATATCTTGTCCATCAAATCCGATTCCAGATAAGTTATTAGTTATTGCATCTATTTCAGCTAGCATCTCTAATAATTTAGCTTCGTTCCATCCACCATCGATAGTAAGTGTATTAGAAGCGATTAAATACGCTTTTGCTTCAATATCTGTATCAAACTCTACGTGAAGTGTAGGAACTAACCACTCTTTTGTATCTTTTTCTACACTAATGTACTTTGGCAGCTCTTCTGCATCTTGATACATAAATTGCAACGCAGTTACTCTTCCATGTCCAGCAACTAAAAAACCAGTAGTGTCATTAACTACTGGTAATTCAACAAATCCAAAACGTTTAATGCTTTGGATTATTTCGCCTATATTGTGTTCTTTAGGATTTTCTTCATCAAATTGAAAAAGATGTAATCTATCGTAAGTAACGTTTGCTTCCATTTAATCATGTTAGCATCGCTTTCACAAATGCGGTTAAAATAGATTAACGCAGTTAGAGTAGCCGCTCATGTGGAGTGTTTACTCTGCATCTCTAGCTGCGTTGCTAGCGTTACTTTAAAAAGTTACTTGGTCTAACTTCTAAGCCAGCATCTATTTTTCTATACATCTCATCAAGTCTTATGCTAATGTCGCTAACTGGTTCTCTAGCTTCAATTAGTTTTAATCTGATAGATATATAAATCATTTTAGCAAATTGATATAATATTCCACTAAGAAATATTATTGACATCGCATAAAAGATTCTCCAGTCTAAGGACTGAATCATCCATGTATCTATAAATAGTTTTAACATATTCTCCTAACTAAGCACTTGTAGGTGCTAATTGT